TCGTCGGCAGCGTCAGATGTGTATAAGAGACAGCCCCTACGTTGCCTGATGTGTCGATCGTTAAACGATTTGCAGATGCAACGTTATCAAAGAAATTGAGGTTGCCTCTATTGCCCGAACCATCAATGGTTTCATAAATAATGTAATGGCTTGTTCCTGCGCTGTTGCCAAGTGCAAACCCAGGGCTTGAACTATTTGATGCATAAGCTCCAATTCTTGCATTGGAATTATTTACGCGGATATTACCGGCGACGGTTAAGGCTTCGCTGGGTGAACTAGTTCCAATACCTACCCTGCCACTTGAGTCGATGCGGACTTTTTCGCTAAACGTACCAGAATTAGTGCTAAAGGTTATAACGTCGTTTGCAAGTCGCGTTCCAAGGTGCAAGCCAGCTGAATTGCCAAATATGTCGGCAGTTAAAGTGCCGCCAACTTCAAAGTCGATTTCACCACCATTTGAACCGTTAAAAGTAAAAGTTGAAAAACCGGAATAGTTATTTGGCGAACTTGTTCCTAAAGCAGCATTTCCATTCGCATCAATAAACAACCTGTCAGTACCACCAGTCGAGATGGCTACTTGGTCTGCGCCAGGTGAATAAATACCAGTGTTAGTATCACCGTCAAACGTTAGTGAAGGCGTAGCAGCTGCACCAGTATCAAGGATAATGTCGTTACCGTTAGCGTCAAGATTACCACCCAACTGCGGAGTCAAATCCGACAGCAAGTTAAAGGCAATAGAACCTTCAGGAATGGTAACAAAGCCACGTTGTTGATCTACTTCAAAGATCGGGTCAGTTGTTTGGTTACCGCCAATCTTAAACTTACCGTTGTGGTCGGTGATAGCAGTCCAGACTTTACCGTTGTTAGATTCAGTAATCTGTTTGGTTTCATCAGGAACACCACCGTTCTCAGGAAGTGCACGGTAATCAGTGCCACTACCGACGTATTCCATCGTGTGACCGCTGGAAGCGATCATAGAACGAAGGTAGAACGACACAGCAGCGTCGTCAGAAATAGCACCATTAAGACCAAGGTTTTCGCTACGGTTGTTGGGATTAGGACGACTAATAGTAACAGTCCAACCTGCTCCACCTTCGCTATCAGTGTTAGCAGTAGCACTCAGGATAGGATAAATTATACCGTTAACCTCAACCAACATATTGGTTGCGGGTCGTTCCGTATCTCCATACCAACCGCTACCAGCCGTAGGTTGGTTAATGTTAAAACTGATAGCACCACTGTTAGCAGCACCGTCAACATTAGAGGTAAAGATAGCAGTTGTAGATTTACCATCAGCAACAAGTGCTTGATCACCAAAGTCAGTGGTAGACGCAGCCAAATTGGCTTGACCACCATTTAGTGCTTTGATGTGATACTTGTTAAAGAATGCATAACTAGAGGTACACTGTGCATAACCATTGTTGGTAACAAGGATACCAGGACCATTCAGACCAACGTGGGTGTAGCTATCACACACCATAGAACGGAGTGGTGAAGCAGTGTTAACAACACTACCATCAACCAACAAACCACCACCAGTAGGAGCAGAATCAGTGTCTCCTGCAGAACCACCAGCAGGGTTAATAGCATTCAGGTTGTCGTTATCAATCTCCGAGTCAGAGAAGTTAGTACAATTCTGGATGTACGGAGATTTGGTAATAGTTGCATTGCTGTAGAAAGCAAAGTTCCAACCTTGGTTAACAGGTAGAGTTGCATCAACCGTATTACCAAGAGAACCGCTGGCTTTCATACCAGTCAACGTCAGGTTAGCAACGTAAGAACCACTGTTCAATTCAAACAGAGTGTTCGTCTCAGTTGCAGTTGTAGGGTGAACAATACAGCTACGAAGTGCTTGACCAATAATAGAAACGTTTTTCTTTTGAATTTGGATCGGAGCAGCTTCCTGGTAGACACCAGCAGCAACAATCACAACACTGCCATCACCGTAGGTGGCATCAGAGTTGATTTGATTGACAGCAGCTTTAATAGTTTTCTTAGGACGGCTAATACGGTGACCGTCGTTAGAGTCATCACCAGAACTAGCGTCAACATAGACCACTTTAGGCTGGTTAGTAAACGTACCACCGGAGGTAATACCAAGCCAGCTGCTGCCATTCCAAACAGACAAAGTTAGGTCGTCATTGGGATCAACCCAAACAGCACCTTTACCGACACCAGCAGTAGGACTAGGAGTACTATTTTGAACGTAGTTTTCAAAACGACGGATAGCAGCAGATGCAGTAAACACCTTATCATCGCTACCAGCCACTTGATAGTTAGCTACTTGGTCAGCAAGTTTAATTTGGTCTGCATCCTTGATCTTATCAAAATCAATAGTGTTATCAGCAAGACCAAGGGTGATCGTTCCATCACCATCATCGGTTACGGTAATACCAGTACCATCAGTACCGATGTCATTAGTAATTACTTCGTTGATGTAATCATTAACAGCACCAGTTGTAGGTACAGCATTATCGTTGTCTGGCATCAGCAAGCTAGCAGCAGCCAGTTCAGACTTAGTAAAGGTATCGTTAACTTCATCTTGGAAACGTTGATCCAAAGCAGCAGTAGTAGCAATAGTTGCATCATCACTGCGCCAAGTATCAGCAGAGTACAGGGTGTTGTCAAAACGATCCCAGTAGTAATCCTTTAGGTATTGATCAACATCATCAGGAATACCTTGGCAGTTAGACTCCTGAATAGCATAACGAAGCTGTTCAAAGTTGTTGTTCAGGTCATCCGAACGAATGGCAGAACCGGGATTAAACAACGCCCGAATGTCAGCCAAACTAGTAATCCGACGAATCCGAACGTTGTCAACAGACGTTTCGTTAGGGTCAACCGGTGTGGCAGGTGCTGGTGGAGCAGTGCTAGTAAACTCTACAATAGTAGGGTTAGCATCTGTTACCTGCCAAGGATAGGTGGAATCCGTCGTTAGCTTTTCGTCCCATTCTTTAGTTGTTGCGTTCCAGAAGTAAACGTGGATTTCAGATTTGAAAATGTACGGGAAGTCAAATGAGAACTGTGTTTTAGTCCCATTACCCGCTTGAATTGTTTGTACGTCAGCACACGACATTGTTTTAGTTAGTTACGAATGTTTAGAAGTTCACCAGCAATATTTGCTTCTTGTGTTAGTTCTTGTTCAACTTGACGTTGTTCAATACCAACAATAGTTTCTTGATTCAACCCAGCAAACGCAAAGTCTTCAGCTGCACGTTTAGCGTCTGAAAGACGGACATGAAGATCATGCCACTTATCAAGAGAAGCTTGATCAGACGTTACACCTTGACGACGCAAGGAACGCAGCTTAGCAATACTATTCCAATCACCAGCGTCCCTCATGATCTCATTAACAGAGTTCTTGAAATACCCCTGTTCGCCCATAAGACGGAACAGTTGAGAACGCTCATTGGCTTTTAGTTTAACACCGTTCCTGGTTTTAAAGGTGGTGCTCATATCAAACTCAATAGCTTCTAAGAACTTCTCTTCATCAGATTGTTCAGCATGAATTTTGATAGGGCTGTAGGCATTCCACACACGTTGCAGAAGACCATAACCATTAGCCTTTTCACCAGTTACAGGACTGTAAATGTAAGGTTGACGATTAGCAGAATCAAGAGCACCAGTGATAAACCTGTTACGGTTCTCCAGTTGACTGAAGAAATCACCTTCTACTTCTTTCAAACCTTCCGAAAAAATACGTGACCACTCACCACGTTGACCAGCCAAAGGACCAAGACTGTTGACAAAACCTGCACTCCACCTGGAGATAGCGCCTTCGTTACGCCCAAGTATATCCATTAAAGGTCTGACACTAGACAAACCTGTACGGTCTGTAATAGATGCCCCAAGGATAAATATAGCTTTACTAAGGAACTTTTCAGTCAAAGCTTCACCAAGCATGTCAAAATTGTCTGCCACGTTAGCGACAAATGCAAGCCAGTCAGCCAGCGGACCCATAGCTTCGTAGGAGTACCACTTACCATCTAGACCTTTAATAGTACGCTTTTCCCAGTTAGAGTTTTGTTCACGAGAACGCTGAGCTTGACGATCATAAAGACCATCACCACGTAAACTATCGTTCATGACAAGACCAATAGCACTGGTTACTGCCAAACCGCCAACTGCCTTACGTCCACGAGTAGTGTACTTAAGATCAGCAAGTCGGGTCTGTTTAGCAACAGTATCCATGTTGTCTACGTTGATGTTACGTGCACGGAGCAGCTCATCAACACGGGCTTCATCACTAAGAAGATCATCCAACTTAACGTAAGCTAGTTCGTTTACATCACGTTGGAACGGCTGCCAAGGACCATACTTACCACCAATATCAATAATGTTCATACCCGTAGTGGGGAACATAAGGAAAGGTCGCATACCAGGAATAGTCCTGACAAGATCAGAAACACCTTGAGCCAAAGGAGTATCAAGGTTAAGCGCCATTTCGCCAGTAGCGTACTTGACAGCTTCGTCTTTGATCATTCCACTTTCATCAAACATTTGCTTATAATACTTATCAGCAATAGGTTTGACGGTCTTTTTAGTGATAGGTTGATTATTGGCAATCAGCTCATCCATAGCACGAAAACGTGACTCAGCTGCTGCGTTAAACACACCAGTGAATCCGTCCAAAGCAGTCATGGCATTGCTACCAAAACGCAGAACAGGATCTTTACTGAGATCATTCAGCATCTCAATTTGATTGACGATGTACTGAAGACCTTCGTTTCCTTCTGCTGCTTGGGTACGTGCTGCTTCTTTCAGGAAGTCTAGCTCACGTTCAGACTGCATAAGCA